TGGGCTTAGTTCGATGTGTTCGTTAAACGGAACTTCGTGCTCTTGTAGATCCAGATCCTTGATTAAAAACTCATACCCTTCTTCGCTTAATCGAAGTCCTCCGGTCTTTTTAGTTCTTTTGTTATACCACCAGTTGTGTAGGTACAGTGAGACCGTAGCGTCATCCATGCTTTTTCCTGCTTGATTAAGGAATATTTTGGTATAAGTCTTTCGGTCAATCATTGTATAATTCGACCTTGTGTGAGTTCAACTACCTGAAAATCTCCACAGTTGAACAGCTGGTTGAGTTTTTTAGCAAGGTTGATGGCATGCCCACGGTTGCTAAATGACACCTTTTTATATTTTGGGCTTGGGTAGCTGGTTAGACTGTTAAAACTCTTAAGGTTAAAGGGCTGGTTCTTATAGAACACAGCCCATATTGCCTCAGCTTCTAATATCTGATCGGTGATATAGTTTTTCTTATTAGTGTACTCTTTCAGTACTGTTGGTTTGGGTCTTGACATGTTATACGCATTCCTAAATATACGTATATATTTATCAAGATTATGTTATAGACCTCCGCCGTCCATTTCAATGTTTAGATTGTTTCCGGTTGAATTTTTTAACTCTGTTAAAAGTTTGTCATAGTTTTCAACTAGCCTGGCGTTAACTTCTGCTAAACAAAGTGCCAGGGTTTTGGCAGTTTTTATGTCTAGTTTAATCTCTCTTTGATTGGTTAATTCAGCAGACTTTACCTGCTGAATAAATTGCTGAATTGGTATTGTATTAATTGGATTTAACATTTGCAAATGCCTGCTTCATTTCTAGTTTTGTTTTAAACGGCCCTCTACTTTCATTGCGTTCAATGGTAATCAGCTTTGGACAAAACGCCTTGAGCCACCCTTTATTAAAATGTATAAGATAGTATCCAGCACAGAAGATGCTTTTCGACTCACGGCTCTTTGTAAATAGAGGTAGCTTTTTTTGTACATTAAACATTGGGTTATGTGGGTAGCAGCTAGTAGGGTAGCCGTACACATCTCTGACTTCTATGGAACTAACTGTAGTCTCAATTTTTGTACCAAAGAAGTCCTTGCCAAAAGCCTTAATTAATTCCTCTTTACGTCCAAAAAAGTGCTGTCCAGATTTGGAACTCAACATAAATTTGTTATTTTCTTTTTTATGTAGAGTGCCCACTTTCTCACCGTCTTGTTCGACGATCCAGAATTTACCATCAACTATTGGTTTAGCGTATGTATCAGTCATCAGTTTTCCTTGTATCTTGCCTGAAGAGGTTCAGCATATGCTTGTATGCTTTTGGCAATGTTTTCCAATGCATACAGCTGACAAAATTTTAGCAGACGAATACCTACCTGGTCAACTGCTTTAGGAACTGCGGCAGTAGCAATTGTTTCTTCAATTACTCGTCGAATATTTTCGGGCTGTGCACTAAGATCAATGAGTAAGCGATTACGCTGATAGTCGTCAAGCACACGGTGCTCAACTCCTTCATGGTCAACCCACCTCTGAAGCATGAGGTTATTCCATGCCCATCCCTTAGTGCCGCGGTCATCGAACGCCTCCAGCAGGCCGACTTTGTTTTTAGATCCCTTGGTTCGAACACCCGGATATGCACTAAAAACATTATCACCAGAATCACCTCGCATACATTTTTCAAAAAGTAGCCATTCAGGATTTGGGATGCTCTTAGGCTCCCCAGTCTTTTTGTCCTTAACTGGCTTGCCTTTTTTATCAAAGATGCCTTCGAGTGTGTGAGTTTCTTCAGTCACACCATTGTACTGCCGAACGTTATTGGCTAACAGCTGATGAAAGTCACTATCAGTACTAATAATAACGTGTTGACTATTCTGGTGAGTTTGAATAAATCCTGCAATAAGGTCGTCTGCTTCGAGTACTGGATTTTGAAGTACTGTGCAGTTGGTTTTCTCGATAATAAAGTCTTTGAATTTATCAAATGTCTCCCAAAAAAGTTTATCTTCTTCGACTTCTTTAACCGTCATAGCTGCACGAGTTTCTGCTCGATTGGCCTTGTAAGGTTTGTAAACATCTTTGCGCCAGCTACGTCCTTCGAGGCAAAAGACTACGTGGGAACCGTTGAACTCCTGCCATACCTTTTTAATGCTGTTGAACATAATATGTAAGGCCATGCCAACTTTAATGTCGGCATCTCCTCGAATAGTATGACGAGCACGGAAGAAAGTGTTTGCTGTGTCAATAAGAATGTATGTCATGAAACTTCTGATCTGCCTTTATCTATTGGGGTAACGTTAATATAACCTGCGCCTCGACCAGTATCAACACCGGCTTCTGCAAACATATTATACACTATATCTCTAAACCATCTATCAACAATCTCTTCGTCAGGATCACCATCTGCACCATATCCTGCACGTTTTAGCTCCAATATGAAGTAGTCATTCCAATCAAGCTCAAAAAACCCGTTTCTGATGTTGTCTTTATTTACATGTGTATCAAGTACAGACACCCATGGTTCTCCTTTTCGGGTAGCTCTCTCTTTAGGACTTAGTTTAGCAATTGCCTCTTCTTCCTCTGCTTTTCGTTTAGCTTCCTCCGCTTCTTTAGCTAACCGATCTGCTTCTCGAGCAGCCTCTTCTGCTTGCCTAGCAAGTTGAATTGCTTCTTCTGCCTCTCGAGCAGACTGTTCACGTATCTTATCGATACCTGTAATTTTTTCAAATATTTGTTTCAGTCCCATAATAATGTCCCTTTATTAAGTACCCCATTCGTTCTTGAAAAGCGGCACCTGCAGGCGGTCGCTATACCGTAACCCGTTTTTCATTGCTAGTTCTGCTACCCGACGGTTGTTAAGGGCATATACGCTTTCAACTCCGCCAACCGGCATTAAGTATATTGGACCTTCAAACCCAGCTGCACGATAAATGTCTGCAGTTTCAATTGATTCTTCGGCATCGGTTTCGGTAGCTACAACAAACTTGAGATAGGTGTAACCAACATCTTGGTAGTCGCAAACAATTTCGGGCTTGATTGCTTCTTCTCTGCTTTCTCCTGAGCAGCTTAGTTTAGCACTGACGCTAAATGTGACTTCTCGCTCTATATCTTGAAGTTGCCAATTCGACAAATACAACTTAAATTGTTCAGTTAGCGGTTGTGTGCCGTTTGTTTCAAACGTAATCTCTTTAAGACGTTGCATTTTTGGATGTTCAAGCAGATCCGGAAAAGCACGTTGCCAGCCTAGTAGCGGTTCTCCACCAGTAATAACAAGGTGCTCGTCTCGCCATTCTTTAAACGGCAATGTTTCTACAATTGCTTCTGCAACTGCATCAGTTTCCATCAAAGGACTAAGATGTTTAAATGCTGGATGCCATGACGCATACGAATCGCAGCCGGTTGCTACAAGTGGCAACTCATTATAAGATTTATATATTTCTACTCGAGTGGCAATATCATCTGCTTCATCGGACTGCTGACCTTTAGACATGCCGAATCCTGCACATTTGAAGTTACAGCCAAAAGTACGAAGAAACACACTAGGTACGCCCATGTATCGACCTTCGCCTTGTATAGAATAAAAAAGTTCTGCTATTTTTAGTTTACTCATTTATAGTTGCCTTAAATTTATATTTTACATAAAAAACAGTTGCGTGTCTATTGAACAGGCAACTGTTGTTCTATTAAGATTTCAAATTTTCCAGTGTTGCGATTTTAGAAATTCGTTCTCCAAAATCTTGGTCATTGGTGATAATGTATGTAGTGCAACTAGCTCGGTCTGTTCTTGAATCATACTTTCTAAATTCTACTACTTTACCGCCAACTGCATTGAACACTTTAAAATTCAGTGTAGGCTCTTCATGCAAGTTTGCGTCCTTCATAGGCATTGGTCGTTCCAATACTTCCTCACCACTGTGCAAAATGTTCAGGAGTTTTCTACGTAGCCACTTTTTCATACTTGATCCTTTTTAACAGTAGGCAAGCAACCAAACACGATCCACGGGATCCATCCAATATATGGGATAAAAGTTGCAGCTGTCCACCAAGGGTTAATATCTGCATCTCGGCATCGTTTAATCGTAACGGCCAAAAAATACCAGATATACATTACAACCGATGCAAGAACAATTAAGCCTCCTAGAATTATCCCTGCAACCTCGCCAGATGCAACGAGTGTAGACCCAATAGTAAGTGTAATCATAAATGCAATGAATGCAATTATAGTGACTCCCCAATACTCGGATCGAGCAGAAACACCGTTAAATGATAAGTATTTTTTCATATTTTTCCTTTAGTTAGTTGTTCTAGATTGCAGCAGAACGTTATCGAAAAATTCTTTTTTAGTCCCTGCATCGTGTTTAAATGCACCTTTGAGTACGGTAGTCTGTGTCATGCTGCTGTGCGCCATAATTCCTCTATTAGTACAGCATCCATGTTGTGCTTCGATATAAACACCTACATCTTTGCTACCAGTGGCTTCCATAATCTCTCGAGCAATATCCATTGCCAGCTCTTCTTGAAGTGTTCCGCGACGAGCGCACCATTGCGCGATGCGTGTGTACTTACTCAACCCAATTAGCGTATCTGCAGCAAGGATTCCAATGTAAGCAACACCGGAAACTGGCTGGTGATGGTGACTACACATGGATTTCAGTTCACTACGTACAACTAGCATGCCATCGTATGCCGAATCCGTATGATTTGGAAAGGCAGTTGCATTAGGTTTAGGATCGTATCGACCGCTCATGATTTCTTTGAAATACATTTTAGCAAGCCGTCGAGCAGTGTCTTGACTGTTAGGATCGTTTTCACGATCAATAAGCAACCGGTCGAGAACTAGTTCGAACGCTTCAGTAGCTTCATCGATCAGTTTGTGTTTAACATCGGGGGTAATATACTCACTGATATTATCACCTGCCCAGAAACGCTTACCATCGAGACGCATCTGTTTTCGAATAGCATCGGACAAGTAAGCACCTTCGTTATTTTTCAAAATGTTTTCTTTATTAGTCATTAAAAGTTCCGAGTTGTAAGTACATATTACAACATATTATTTAGGTTTTTGCAACTGTTATTGAAATTTATTTCGACACAGCTTTCCAGGTCCTGTATTTGGCTAGTGCCGTGATATATGCATCGTACATTTCTTTGAGTTTAGGATGTTTCTCTTCTAACTCAGGGTCGCGTTCAGGAATTCCCAGAGCCTTTTCAATAATCGAAAGGCGCTCTTCTACATCTATTCCGTTAACCACTAGAGCTCCGTTTACACGAAAATCGTGATTGCTCCCCGTTGTTAAGTATGGATATGGACTAATAGTATCAATGGTATTGATAGTACTAATGGTATATGTTGATAGATCAGGTGTTCCTACTGGATCGCCGACAGTGTATGTAGTGGTAGTAATAGACATATTATTGAATATTGTTAAGTAAAGCACTTGCTGAAAAGAATTTTTCATGTAGCACTTCAGTTTGGTACTCCATCCCAGGGATCACGTTTTTATAGTTTTCCATTAGGAAGTTAATTTTCTGACAAATCTCTGATTTATGTTTTATATATTGGCTATAACTGCTGGTCCATTCACTTGGATACTTAAATCCATCGAGTGCCATTTCGCTATAGCTTAATCGATTAGGTACAAAAGGAATAGCATCTACAATGGCTCCTTCGTACCAGCTAATACCTAATGTTTCTTGTAAGTTTGCACTAAACACCATTTTTGCTTCTCCTAGCAATGTATGGTATTCATGCTTAGATAGATTATGCTCTTGACAGACTACAAATTCGTATTGAGGTAATACTTTTTCTAGATCCTTAAAAATCTCGATCTGTTTTTCTGGCGCAATTCGATGAGGGAACAATATCATGTCCCGTTTCTTAAGTCCTTTATAC